ATGGAAGAATTAAATTAACTAAAGAAGAATATGAAAGACTAATAAAAGAATTTGGAAGTAATTTTATAAAAAATCAAATTGAATTATTAGATGAATATGTAGAAAGTAATAATAATAAAAATAGATATACAAACTTTAATTTAGTATTAAGAAAATCTATAAGAGAAAAATGGTTTAATAAATCAATAAAAGAAGTTCCAGATTGGTTTAATAAAGAAATTAAAGAAAACATTTCATCAGAAGAAGAACAAAAAGAAATAGAACAAATTATTGAAAGTGTAACAAAATAAAAAGAAAAGAGGGTTAAAAATGAAAAAACAAAAGAGTTTAGAAGAAGTATTAAGAGAGAATAAGAAAAAAGAACAAGAAAGAAAAAGAGAAGGATTAAAAAGATTACAAAGACAAAAAAGAATAGAAAGTGTATTAACTGCAATGATAATAGTATTCATTATGACAGTAACAATATTATTAATCAAAAAAACAGATGAAAGCTATATGAATAGTTGTACTAAAAATCATAGTTATGATTATTGCGAGGAAAGAAAATAATGAATAGAAATGAAATTGTAATTTTAGCTTCTGGAGTATTAATATTATTACTAATGACAATTTTATATAGCATTAGTGCAATAGCAATAGATCAAGCAGAAGTGATAAGAGGTTATGAAACACAATGTAATAATTAGTAATGTTTCACATGAAACATAAGAAAGGGAGTAAATATGAAAATAGCAATAAATAGAATAGAAGTAGCAAAATACAAAAAAAGAATTAACACATTAGAATTAGAAAAGAAAGATTTAGAAGAAATAATTAAAGATGGTTTATTTAAAGAGTTTATAAAAAAGATAAACGAACCTTTAGAACTAGAAAGACTAAGAAATGAAAACAAAAAACTTAGGAAGAAGATAAAAGATTTAAAAAAGGAGATGAAATAATGACAGAAAAAGAAAAGTTAGAAGAAATAAGAAAAATGCTTATTGTATTACAAAATCAAACTCAAACATATTTTGAATTAATTGACAGAGATAGATTCTATTCGGGATTGATAGTTTATGATTTTAGTCATCATGTTAAAAAGTTAATCAAAAAAATAGATGAAGATTAAATGAAAGTGAAGTGAATTAGATTTATGAATAAGGAAGAAATTTTATTAAAATTAAAAGAAATTGAAACAAGAAGCAAATTACCAGCATTTGAGAAAAATTATACTGAAAAAGATTATGCTATTAAAGAATTAGAAAGAATAATTTTTAAGTTATTAGATGCAAATATATAAATGAATACAATAATTAACACGGGTAAATTAATGGAATATTTTAAAGGCAAAGATTTTATGAATAATTTAGAAAGCAGGTGTAAATAGAACTATGAAGATAATAGATTTGTTAAATAAAATAGCAAATGGTGAAGAAGTACCAAAGAAAATAAGAATAACTGATATTGATGACAGAATTACAAGACATTACAATTTCTTTTATGACGAAGATGATCAAGAATATAAAGATGATGAATTATTACCACTAGGTGCAAGACTTATACTTGATAGAGTTTTAAATAAAATAGTAGAAATCCTAGAAGAAGAAAAGAAAATACCTGAAAAATTAGAAATATTACAATTTAGTGATTTAATTGATATGTCAAATGATGAAATAATGCAAGTTATTAAAGACCAAAGATTTAAAATCAATGAAATAATAGATTATCTTGAAAGCAAAGGAGATGAATGATAGATGAAATTAAAAGAACTATTAAACATTATTGATGATTATCAAGATTTACAATTATTTAAAGGAGATAGAATTGGTAGATTTAATAAAAAAGATAAAGGATTAGAACCTTATTTGAATGAAGAAGTATGGAATATTCAAGTAGAAGATGAAATTTTTGAAATATCATTAAAATATTAAAAGCAAAGGATAATAAGTATGAATAGTGAAGAATTTATGAAAGCGATAGATAAATTGCCTACAATAGAACATAAAACACCGATTAGTGCTTATGAAAGCATTGATGTTGCAGAATTCAACGAAGTTATAGATAGATATAAAACAATTCCTAATTATGATTTATTAATAAAAGAAAATAACAAACTTGCTTATAAATGGAATGAATTAATAAAAAGACTAACGAGTAAGTTCAATGAAACACAGGAAACATTTTATTTAGATATTATTAAAATAATTGAAGAAATTGATAATAGATTTAAAAGCAAAGGATAATAAGTATGAAAGTAAGAAAAAGCAAAGGAGTTGAATAAAATGAGTTGGTTAAATCTTGGAAATGACGAAAATAGAAAATATAAAGTTGGAGATATTGTAGAAGATAAATGGGGAATAAAAGGTAAAATAATTGCATTAAGAGGGTGTAGTTGTTGTGGTCAATTATATGAAGTTGAAAATATACCTGGATATATAGTTGAAGGGAATATTAAAAGAATAGTTTTAAAAAGCAAAGGAGAATAAGTATGAAATATATAATCGATGAAAAAGATTTATATGATTTAATATCTGCAAGTTGGGAATTAACTAATTTATATAATTATGGAGTTGATAATTGGGAAGGTTATGGAGAAATAGATGAAGATGATAGATTTTCTCCTAAAGATGTGACAGATTATATAAAAGAAAATTTTGAGTCATTAGAAAGCAAAAGTGAGTAATAATGTTGAAGATAAAAGATACTACACAATATATTGCTCATTTAGTTGTTGATGAATTGTTTAAAAGCAAAGGAGAATAAGTATGAAAATAGATATAGAAGAATATTTAATGAATTATATTGGAGATATAAGTTGGTATGGAGAAACTAACCATGATAATGAAAGTTATGACAATATGACAAAAGCAGATGATGTTTTATATTTATTAGAAGGAATAAGGGAAAATATAATGGATAAGTTATTTGAACATAATGATTATAGATATGGAAATGCAAGTGCCGAAATGTTGCATAAAAAAGCATATCAAGTATTAAAAAGTCATTGTATAAATAATTCTTATTCAGATTTATGCGAAATATGGAAAGATATTTAGAAAGCAAAGGTGAGTAATAATGAATGTAGAATTAGAAAAAACAATAAAAAGGTTAGAAGAAGAAGTCAATAAACAAGCAGAAATCATACAATGGTATGAAAAAGAAAACAGACACAATCAAGAAATAATTATAGATTTATCAAGAAGAATAGATAAGACAAATCAAGCAATAGATGATTTACTTTCTTATGATGATTTTAAAGATATTACGAATGCAATATTTGGGAATGTTAAAGAAGAATTAAAGTTTTATTTATCCGATTATAAAACTCTTGAAGAATTTAGAAAACATAATTTAGAAAATTAAGTTTATAGAGTGGAGGAATAAAGATGTGTGCTAAAGATATGTTTGTAAAATTAGATTATGAATATTTTTACAATGGTTTAAGAATAACTTGCCAAAATTATAAAATTAGTAGTTGCAAACTTATTGAATTTAATTTAAAAGAAAAGAAAATGTGGTTAGCAGATGATGACAATGAAGTTGTTGAACTTTCATTAAAAGAAATAAAAGCCATAAACAAACAGATAGAAGAATTGAGATGGAAATAATGACTGAAGAAATAAAAGAAATATTAAATAAGTTATTAGAATATTTTAAAGAAAGTAACATAAATGATTTTGGTTATGAAAAAGATAAACTTATATCTTATGAAGAAGCACAAATATTATTAAATTACATAACTAATTTACAAAAAGAGAATAAAGATTTAAAAGAAAGTAATCATAATTGGCAAAGAAAATTAAGCGATTATAAACAAAGAAACGAAAAAGCCGTTGAATTATTAGAAGAATACAAATATACAGAAGTAGATGATTATGTTAAAGTAATAGAATTTTATAAAAAAATTAAGAAAGTACTTCAAGGTGATGATGAATAGATGGATACAGATGGAACTTGGAATTTAGGCATGGAACCTCTTGAACCAGATTATGACAGAAAACATTGGACAACAAGAGATGGCAAAAGAATGAAAATAGAATTAATGGAAACTTCACATATAAAAAATACTATTAATTTATTAAAAAGAAATTTTAGCAAATTAGATGAAGACGAAAAAGATTATTATGAAGATTATTTTGAATTTAAAATTAATGAATTTGAAAATGAATTAAAGAAACGAGATATTTACAAAAGGCATTGCTTAGGTGGTGATGAATAGTGAATGAAGAAGTACCAATAGAATTATATAGAAAAGAAAATGGAGAGTTTATTAAGTTTGTGAGATATGAAGAAATAAATAAAAAAGAAGAAGAAATAGAAAGATTAAATAATATAATAAATCGTATGGAAGAAGATTTAAAAGAAATGTATATGACATTTGGAGAATTTAATGAAGAATATACTGAAAAGAAAATACGAGAATTGAAAGAAGGTAAATAATGAAAACAAGAGAAAAAGAAATAAGATATTTAATATATTTAAAAACACAACTAATAAAACAAACTAAAAAAGAAATTAGAGAATTACAACAAGAAAGTAAAATGATTGAAGGATATAAGAAATTAGAAAGATCGAGAAGAAAATAATTAATTTGCATTTTTTATATTTATATGTTATACTAAATATGTAAGTATAATTACTCTACTTACACACCCCTTTTATTCTTATGGAAAAAGAACGAGTTTTTCATTCACACATACCTCCTCGTTCTTTTTTTATTGATTTTTTATTGATTTTATGGTATATTATAATAAAAGGAGGTAAAAGATATGAGACCAACAAAAGTAAAAGTAAAAGTAATAGAAGAATATAACGATAGTTTAAATAATAATAAATTAGTAGAAAAAGATGCAATTATTGAATTAGAATACGGAAGATATGAATTATTAAAATCAAAAGGAAAGGTAGAAGAATATAAAGAACCAATTAAAGATGTAATAAAAAATCAAGAAAAAGAAGAAAAAGAAGATAAATAATGAAAATAATTTTAGAAATATTACCACCAAATATAAATAAATACATAGGTAGAACTAATATCTGGGAATATCAACAAAAGAAAAAACAATATCATGAATATGTAAAATTGAAAACTTTAAAAATACAACCAAAACCAAATTATAAAAAATGTAATATGATCGTAACTTATCATTTTCCTGACAGGAGAAAAAGAGATACACATAATTTAACAAAATGCTTATTAGATGCATTAACTGAATCAAATATAATAGAAGATGATAATTATAATGTATTAAATGAATACACTGAAAAAGGAGTATACGATAAAGATAAAACAATTGTAGAAATAGAAATAATGCCTTTATAAAAAAATGGAGGTGAATATAATGGCAAGATTTTATAAATACGAAACGATAGATATTCCACTAAAATTCACGCCGACTGGAGTTTTAAATAATTATAAACACATAGTAGTGTCAATTATTCAAAACGGTATAATTCAGATAGACAAAACAGAAGATGATTTATCAATAGATATTAATGAGGATACAATTACAATTTCATTATCACAAGAAGAAACTGGAAAATTTTCTGGTGGAGATGAAAACAACCCTAAAATGGCAAAAATACAGGTTAATATTTATTACGAAAACAAAGAAAGAGATGTTTCTACAGTAGGAATTATTGATGTTTACGATAACTTATACAAAAAGGTAATTGAAGATGAATAACGATAGAACAGAAACAATCAATATGACTGTTGAGAACACAAATGAAGATATTAACTTTGCAATAAGAGATACAGGAACAATTAGTTTTGAAATTGAAAAAAATAATAGTGATAATGATTACGAAAAGCTTTTTAATCAACCACAGATTAACTCAATAACTTTATTAGGTAACAAAACTGGTGATGAGTTAAATCTTCAAGAAAAAGGAGATTATGCTAACACTCGTGTTACAAATATAGAAATAGATGCTTTATTTAGATAGGAGAGATAAAATATGAATAACAATGAAATTAAATATGTTGACCTAAATGGATTAAGTCATTTCAAATTAAAAACAGATGCTGAATATGTAGCAAAAGAAACAGGAAAAGGATTATCAACAAACGATTATACATCTGCTGAAAAAACTAAATTAAGTGGAGTTGAAACTGGTGCAGAAGTAAACATCGTTGAAAGTGTTGTTGTTAATGGAGTAACTGCAACAATAAGTAATAAAACAGCAAGTGTTACAATTCCAACAGGTTCAAGTGCAATTGAAACAATTAAAGTAAATGGAACAACACAACCTATTACTAACAAAACAGTTGATATTACAGTTCCAACTGATACAGACGATTTAACAAATGGTGCAGGATTTATCACAGGAATTAATTCTAGCGATGTAACTACTGCTTTAGGTTATACACCTTACAATTCAACTAATCCAAATGGTTATCAAACTTCAAGTCAAGTAGAAACAGCAATTAATAATAAAATTTCAAGTGTATATAAAGCAAAAGGTTCAGTAGCATTTGCTAGTTTACCAGCATTAACAAGTGCAAATGAAGGTAATGTTTATAATGTTACTGACAGTTTTACAACAACTTCAGATTTCGTGGAAGGGGCAGGTAAAGCATACCCAGCAGGAACAAATGTTGCTATTATAAATACAACTGGAAGTACATATAAATATGATGTTTTGGGAAGTTTAGCAGATTTATCAAGTTATGTTCAAAGAACAGAATTAGTTGCTTTAACAAATGCCGAAATAGATACAATATTTGCTTAGAAAAAAAGGGGGTTATCTAAATGTCTATAAAATATGTTGACTTAAATGCCTTAAGTCATTTTAAAGAAAAAATGGATGCTAGTAACAATTATTCTACAACAGAACAATTAATCGGTAAATGGATAGATGGAAAACCAATTTATAGAAAAGTACTACAAGTTACAACTTCTAGTAGCTTAAATAAATTTAATAATATTTACAATGGCAATATAAAAGATGTTATATCACTAGATTTTCAATATCTAAGCGAGGGTGAAGGATACCCAGAAAATTTTCAAGATTTTAAATTTTATGTTAGAGATGGCATTCTAAAAGAACGTCATACCCAGGCTTATTATAGTAATCATCAATTGACAGTTATTGTTAAATACACAAAAACAACAGACTAATTAAACATACACATGATATTAAATATCATAATTAATGTCTAAATTTAAACTAAATACTGATTTATTACCTGATAAGAAACTATTGTGGACTAACCCTAATCAAACAAATGATTTAGAAATAAGGGAAATTAATGCTACGGTTGGGAAGTATTTACCAGTTCCAATTTATATTGACAGTAGTTATTATGTTGCACTTCAATATAACAGTGGTGCAAATGCAATTCAAACTTACAATAAAGGTTATGCTAATTCTGATATAGAAATAGTTGTAGAATATACCAAAAAAACTGATTAAAACTACCTTAATAGGTAGTACACTGAGTAATAACAAAACATCTTTACCTTTACTTTTATCGTTATTACTTGGTGTAGTGCTTATAAAGGAGAGATAAAAAATGAAATCATTCAGTTTGTTTTATAAAGAAGTAGAAGGAAATGAAGGTAATAAATGTCATTATCCTACAAGACTTGATACATATGGTTGTGGGTGTCAACATGATTGTAAATATTGTTATGCAAAAAGTTTATTAGATTTTAGAGGTCTATGGAATAATCAGAAACCTGTTGTTGGAAATATGAAACAAATAAAAAATGCAATTATAAAAGCAAAAAAATCAGGTATAAAAGTATTAAGATTAGGTGGTATGACAGATTGTTTTCAACCAATAGAATTAAAGTATAGAGCAACATATCAAACAATAAAATTATTAAATAAATATAAAATAGGATATTTAATAGTAACAAAAAGTCATTTAGTAGCAAATGATGAATATTTAAAAATATATGATAAAAATTTAGCACATTTTCAGATAACTACTACTTGTTTAGATGATGAATTATACAAAAAATTAGATTACGAAAAAGCAAGTTTACCAAGTAAAAGAATAGAAGCAATAAAAAAATTACAAGATAATGGTTTTGATGTAGCAATCAGATTAAGCCCATTAATAGAAGAATATATAAACTTTGATAAATTAAATAGTTTAGGAATAGAAAAAGCAATAGTAGAATTTTTAAGAGTAAACCATTGGATAAAAAAATGGTTTAATATAGATTATAGTAAATTTACATTAAAAGAAGGTGGTTATGAACATTTACAATTAGATGAAAAGAAAAGAATACTAGATAAAGTTAAAATACCAATAATAAGTATATGTGAAGATGTAGATGAACATTATAATTATTGGACTAATAACTTTAATCCAAATAAAGATGATTGTTGTAATTTAAGGAGGAATATAAATGGAAATTAAAATGGTAAAAATAGATGATTTAAAACCATACGCAAACAATCCGCGTTTTAATGATGATGCAGTAGAATATGTGGCAAATAGTATAAAAGAATTTGGCTTTAAAGTGCCAATAGTATTAGATAAGAATAATGAAATAGTAGCAGGACATACAAGATACAAAGCAAGTTTAGAATTAGGTTTAAAGGAAGTACCATGTATTATTGCTGATGATCTTAATGAAGAACAAATAAAAGCATTTAGATTGGCAGATAATAAAGTATCAGAAAAATCTAGTTGGAATATAGATTTATTAAATGAAGAATTAGAAGATATTTTAAATATAGATATGAAAGATTTTAATTTTAATACAGATTTTAATGAGATAAGTTTTATAGATGATTTAATGGATAATGGTTTTGTAGGAGAAAGAGCCGAACAATTAGAGTTTGGAATAACATTCCAATTTGATATTAAGAAAAAAGAAATAATAGAAGATTATATTAGAGAAAATGGTAAAGATGTTATTGTTAAAAAAATAATGGAAATTATAGAAGGAGAATAATATGCCTAAATGTGGAAGTCAATGTTTTTTATGCGATTTACCTGTAAGATTAGACACGTATGAGGGTTGCAGTCATGGATGTGAATATTGTTTTGCAAAAAAATTCACTGATATAACAAAAATAAAAAATGGTGAGAGTGTAAATTCGTTAAAAAACTTTATAGAAGGAAAAAGAACAAACGAAACTAATTGGTGTGACTGGAATATACCTATACATTGGGGAGGTATGAGCGATCCTTTTCAACCAGTAGAAAAAATAAGAAAAAATAGTTTAAAATGTTTACAATTATTTGCCGAAACTCAATATCCGTTTGTAGTAAGTACAAAAGGTAAATTAATTATAGAAGAACCATATTTAACACTATTATCTAAATGTAATTGTGTTGTACAAATAAGTGCAGTATGTAGTTCTTATAATGAAATGGAATTAGGTTGCCCAACTTATGAAGAAAGATTAAAGATAGCAAGTATAGTATCTAAAAAAGTAAAAAGAGTAATAATAAGAATACAACCATACATGCATGAGGTATTTGATGAAGTATATAATAATCTAGAAAAAATAGCCGAAGCAGGTGCATATGGAGTAATTATAGAGGGTATGAAATATAGAAATAAAAAAGAAGGACTTGTAAAAGTAGCAGGTGATTTCACATACCCTTATGATTTAATTAAAAGTGATTTCTTAAAATTGAAACAAAGAGCACATGAATTAGGTTTGAAAATATATTCAGGGGAAAATAGGTTAAGAATATATGGAGATAGTTTAACTTGTTGTGGTACAGATGGACTAGAAGGGTTCAATCCAAATAAATTTAATCTAAATCATTTATTAAATGGTGATAAACAAATGCCTAAAAAAACACAAACAAAAGAAAAAACAGGTGGATGTTTTAGGTCATTAGTACAAGCAACAGACAAAGCAAGACCATTAATGAAACAATCATTTGCATATAATATGTTAGACACATATAAAAAGAATAAGAAAAGAATAGATGAAACTTTCGGAAGAGATCAAAGGAGATAGTTATGATAGAAAAAGTAAATCCAAGTCATCCTGATAAGGTGGCAGATAGAATTGCAGGAGCATTGGTTGACCTAGCATATTCTAAAAACAAAAGACCAAAAATAGCAGTTGAGGTATTAATAGGGCATGGTGTTTGCCATATAATTGCAGAAACAAGTGAAACATTTACTAATGAAGAAGTAGATAATATAGTAAAAAGAATAGCAGGTAATATTGAAACAGATTATGTAGAAGTACCACAAGATGTTCATTTATCTACTAATCAAGAAGAAGAAATAAGATGTGGAGATAACGGAATATTTAAAGGTGTTCCTTTAACTGATAATGAAAAAACATTAAGCACAATAGCAAGAAGATTATATAAATGCTTTCCTTATGATGGAAAGTATATACTAACAGGTAACAAATTAATAGTATGCCAAAGCAATGCCAAAAATGATGATATAAGAAAAGAATTATATTGCAAACAAGAAAAAACAATAAATCCACTAGGAGAATGGACAGGTGGAACTGATGTAGATACAGGTGCTACAAATAGAAAATTAGGATCTGATATGGCTCAAAGTGTTACTGGTGGAGGATTACATGGTAAAGACTTATCAAAGGCTGATGTATCAGTGAATATATATGCATTCCTAAAAGCACAAGAAACAGGTAAAGTAGTAGAATTATGTTGTGCTATTGGAGATGATACAATAGATGGTAAGCCTTATTCAGAAATTGTTGAAATAGCAAGAAATCACATACAAGAAATAGGTGGCTTTGAAAAGTTTGCAGAATGGGGATTATTTTAAGGAAGTGATATAATGGCAGGAAGACCTAAAAAAGAAATAGATTATAATGCAGTAGAAAAGTTAGCAAATATACAATGTACACAGGAAGAAATTGCTAACTTTCTTGGTATTTCAGTAAGAACATTACAAAGAGATGATGAATTTTGTCGTATCTATAAAAAAGGTCAAGATAATGGAAAAATGTCATTAAGAAGAATGCAATATAAATTAGCAGAAAAAAATACTGCAATGGCAATATGGTTAGGTAAACAATATTTAGGACAAAGAGATAATTTCCCTGATGAAATTAATTTTAGTAAGATCAATGAAGGAATAAGTAATATATCAAAATTAATAAATAATCCTGTAGAAACAAGAACGGAGGATAATATAGATGAAGTTCAAGATGAATAATAGAGATTGGGAAATAATAGAATTAGATCAAGAAGGAATGAGAAAAACATTTACAAAATTTGATGGAGAACCAAAAGATGGCAGATATTTTGGATTAACATATATGGATGATGGAAAAATATATATAGATAAAGATTTATGTATAGGTCAAAAAAAGCATACATTAATGCACGAATTAATGCATTGCTATATTGGATGTTATATTGATACAAGCGATAATATGTATAATGAAGAACAATTATGTAATATAAGCTCAAACAGTCATTATATAATACATAAAATAGTAGAAGATTATTTTAAGGAGAAATAATATGAATAGTTATGCTCCATTTAATCAAAAACAAGTAAACTATTTACATAACACTCAAAATTGTTGGTTTAATGTATGCGAAGGTGGGAAAAGAGGTTCAAAGAATGTGCTTAATGCCTTATGCTTTTGTATATTACTTGAAAATCATCCTGATAGACTTCATTTATTAGCAGGAGTATCAATAGCAAGTGTTAAGTTAAATATAATAGATTGCAATGGCTATGGAATAATGAATTACTTTAGTTGTAGATGTAGAGAGGGTAAATACAAAAATAAAGATTGCTTATATGTTAAATGCTCCGATGGAAACGAAAAGATACTACTAATAAGTGGTGGTTCTAAAGATGGAGATGAAAAGTATATCAAAGGTAACACTTATGGAATGGCTTATGTAACAGAAGCAAATGAATGTCATCCAAAATTCTTAAAAGAAGTATTTGACAGAACTATATCAAGTAATAATCGTAAAATATTCCACGATTTAAACCCTAAACCACCAGCACATTGGTATTATACTGAAATATTAGATTTCCACGAGAAACAACAAAGAATAGATAAAAACTATGGATATAATTATGAACATTTTAATATATTTGATAATATGAGTATTAATAACGAACAATTAAAGACAATATTAAAAACTTATGATAGAAGTTCTATATGGTATAAAAGAGATATCTTAGGGCAAAGAATTGCTAGTGCAGGAATATTATTTGATTTAATAGCTAATAACAAAGAAAGATATTTAACTAAAGATAAAATAGGTGGAATGATAGTATGTGGTGTAGACTTTGGTAAAAATGGAAGTAAACATGCATTTTGTAGTCAGATAATAAGTAGATCATATAGAAATGTACTTACAATAAGAAGTGATGAAGTAGATTGTACTAATCAAGATGGAGTACAAGACACAGATGGAATAGGTGTCAAACTAAAGCAACTAAGAGATGGTTTTATAAAACATATTAAATATGTTATAATGAATTATGGTAAGGTAGATTATGTATTTGCAGATAGTGCCGAACCAAGTTTAATAGACTTTTTACAAAAAAGTTTAGAAAATGAAAACATACATATACCAGTAAGACCAAGTATAAAGATACCAATAGAAGACAGAATACATTTAATAGGAGTTCTTTTAATGCAAGATAGATTAAAGTTTATAGATAAAGAAACAACAGAGATAGTAAAAGCATTACAAGAAGCAACACAAGATGATAAATCAGAAGTAGATAGATGGTTAGATGATGGAACAAGTGATATAGATATACTTGATGCATTTGTCTATGGTATAGAGAATTGGTCTAGAGAATTAATGTTGTTATAATAAAAAGGAGGTAAAATAACAATGAATCAATTTGTAGTAAGTTATCTTAATGAAAATTATGGATATGAGATAACAAATGGCAGTGAAATGTATGAAAAGATAGACTTATGGAATTCTTATTATAAAAACAATAAAGAATTACATAAATATGTAGACAATTATGGAAAGACAAGATATTCATATTCACTAGGAATGGCAAAAAGAATATCAGAAGACTGGGCTAGTATAGGTTATACTGAAAAAGATGAAATATCAGTAAATAAAGCAAACAATAAAAAGTTTATAAAAGATTTTATAAATGAAGTAAGATTATATAATGAAATACCAACAGCAATAGAAACTTCTGCTTGGAGTGGTACTTGTGGAGTTATAATAAGACTTAAAAATATATCAGTAGTAAATAAAAAAATAGTACCAACTAAAGAAACAAGATACGATTTAATAAAAGTAAGTGCAAAAAACATAATACCATTAAGAATAGAACATGGAAGAATAATTGATGTTGCTTTTGTAAGTGGTATGAAGAAAGATAAGAAAAAAGTAATATATATAGAATTGCATAGATTAACAAAAAATGGATATGTAATCAATAACATTTATTTAGATGCAAAGAGTGGAGAAGAAATAAAATATGAAAATGTTATACATGAAATGGAAACAGAAACAGATACTCCGTTATTTTCAATACTAAGAACACCAATAATAAATACAATAGACAATAATTTAGGATTAGGAATGTCAATGTATGGAAATGCAATAGACCAAATAAAAGCGTGTGATATAGCATACAATAATTTTGTAATGGATTTTGTATTAGGTGGCAAAAAGATAATTTATAACAAAAAATTAATAAAATATGAAACAAGAAAAGTTAAAAATGCAGATGGAACATATACAACAGAAGAATATCCAATATATCCTGATGATATAAGTAAACAACAATTTATGGAAGTTGGAGATAGTTTAAGTAAAGATGAATTAATACATGAATATAATCCTGATTTAAGACCAGACCAAAATAAAGAGGGAATACAATTTGCATTAGATGTATTAAGTTTTATGGCAAATTTAGGTACTAAGTATTATGAATTTAGTGGTGGCTCAGTAGTAACTGCTACACAATATGCAGGAGATAGACAAGACTTAATGAAAAATGCTAAAAAATATCGTGATAATATCAATGAATTTATAGGTGGAATTATTAAAGCAGGATTACTACTTGGAAGATTAGTATTAAAGAAAAATGTAACAGAAGACTGTAATATAGAAGTAACTAATCGTGATGGATTATTAGTAAGTGATGAAGAAATAAAAGAACAATATAGACAAGAGTATAATATGGGATTAATTTCAAAAGTAACTTATTTAATGAAAATAAATAACTGGACAGAAGAAGAAGCAAAAGAAGAATTAACAAGAATAGATGAAGAAAATAAAATTAAGGCAGTTGAAGAATAATGGCTTTAAATTTAGAAAATAAAGATACAAGAATATTAACTGATAAATATACTGAATTAGATATTAAAACTATTCAAGATATAATAGATAGAATATCTGAAATAGGAGATTTATCTTTATTAAGTCAAATAGAGTTAAATCAAATAAAAGAAAAAGATAGAAAAGAAGTATTTGAAAAAACATTGGAAGAATTAGGTTTCTTAATAGCACACATGAATAATGCAACAAAAAAGATATTCAATGATTATGCTCATTATTTAGTAAGAAGTAATAAAAAAATATTTAATTACAGAGGATTAAAGAGTAAATTAAACCCAATACAATTAGATATGTTAAACAACGGATTAAAAGAAACACAGAACTTATTAAGAAACTTTACTAACACTGTGGCATTTGCTAGTGAAGAAACTTATGTAGAAGCAATTGATAAAGCGTATTTAGATGTTCTGAGTGGCAATAAGACTTATGATAAAGCAATATACGATACATACAAAGAACTTGCTAAAAAGGGTGTAGAATTAACTGATAGCGTAGGAAGAAATGTATCATTAGAAACAGCAATAGAAAGAAACTTACGAATGGGATTGCAAAATACTGCTAATAGAATAAGTGATAATTTGTTTAATGAATTAGAATGTAATGGTTATGAAGTATCAGCTCATGCAGGGGCAAGACCTACTCATGCAATAGCACAAGGTAGGCAATATGCTTTAACAAAAGAAGATGCAAGTAAATATGGTGTAGGATATTGGTATGATACAGTAGATGGTGAACCTATTGCAGAATTATGGAATGATTATAATTGTAAGCATGATTATTTTCCTATTATTTTAGGAGTATCAACACCGAATTATACAAAAAAAGAATTAAGTAGTATGAGAAATGATGAGTTATATAAAAACATACAAAAACAACATTATTATGAAAGTAAAATAAGAAATACTAAAAGAGCAATAGAAAGATGTAGTAAAAGTAATGATTCTGAAGTATTAAAAGTAAAAGAAAATTTAGAAAAGAGTTTAATTAATTACAAAAATAAATATAGAGATTTTAATAAAACAACTGGATTAAGTCCTGATTATACAAGAACAAGAATCTAGGAGGAATTATGAAGATAGCAATAGATAAGAATATAGATATAAGTAAATTAAAAAAAAGTAATGATTATGTGTATGTATTTGATGATGATGAGAAATTAACTAATTTGATAGAAACAGGTATGTATTGTATAAATAAAGATTTAATAAAGTCAGTAGATATAAATATGACACAATATAATATCAATTGTATAAAGAAAGCAAAAATAACTGACAAAGATTATGATAAACTACCAGAAAAGAAAAATTATAAATATGCTATTATAGTACCAAATTGTAATAATGATCGTGGAGAATACAAAGGTAAAACTTATTTAAGAAATTGTATAGAAAGTATTCTAAACCAAACATATAAAAATTTTGAATTAATAATAGTAGATGATATGAGTACTGATACATCATTAGAAACAATAAAAGAATATATGAAGAAAGATAAAAGAATACACTTAATAGAAAACAAAAGAAAAAGATATAATGGTGGTTCTAGAAATGTAGGAATAGAATATGCTTTAAATAATCTAGAATTTGATTATTTCTGCTTTCTAGATAGTGATGATTGGTGGAAACACGAAAAGGTACTAGAAACAATAAATAATGAGTTATACGACCACGAATTAATGCTTATAGGATTAGAGTTAATAGACAAAAGTGGTGTATTTATGACAAAATTACACCAATGTGATAATTATGAAGACTTCTTTTTAAGTGATAATAAAGTATGGTGTACTGCATGGGCAAGAGTAATAAGAAAAGATAAAATAGTATATTTTTGTGAAGATACACTTATGGAAGATAGAGTATGGAGTTATAGACAAGCTGACAATGTAGATTATGATAATATAAAAATATTAGATGAAGTATGCTATGTGTGGAATAGAATGAATTCTAATAACTCAGTTAGTTTAGTAAGAGGTAATTATTGGGATGCTAGTGCATGGTGTCACATAGGACATCAATTACAATTATTAGGACAATTAAAACATAAAGAAATGAAACCAATATTAGAAAAAAGAATAAAAGAATGTATAAAAATGTGTAATAACGGTTCATTTACACAACATTAGAAAGGAGGGATAAAATGGTAAAATGTGAAGTTATTAATCAAAATGTAACAATAAAAGAGTTTAATAAATTAAAAAACATTAAGAGAATAAAATCTAATGATGAAATAGAACAAATTAATTATTTTGAAATTGGAGATACATTTGAAACAGATGAAGAAATGGCAAAGTATTTGGCAGGAGAAACACCTAATCAACCGATAGTATGTGTTAAGGTACTTGAAGTAATACCAGAAAAAAAGATAATTAAGGAAGAAAAACCAAAGGAAATAAAAAAGGTAGTAAAGCCTATAACAAAAAAATCAAAAAAAGTCAAGTAAAAATTGACAAAAAATATTAAAGTATGTTAAAATAAAAGAGAATACAAAGGTATTCTACTTCTCGTGAGTGGAGCAAAGACACTTTAAAAACTGTATAGGAGGAAAATTATGAAAAAATTAGTGGATATTATAGGTAAAGAAGTTTACGAAGGATTATCAGATGACATCAAAAAAGAATATGCTGAAAAGGAATTAATAATTAATGATGGTACCTATATTCCTAAAGCAAAATTTGATAGTTTAAACGAAACAAAGAAAGACTTAGAAAATCAACTAAAAGAAACTAATGACAAAGTGCAAGAGTTGTCAAAAGTGGATACCGAAGAATTAAAACAACAAATAGAAGACTTGCAAAAAAAATATGAAGAAGATACAAAAGCATTAAATAGTAAATACGAAGCAAGAGAGTATGATATTAAATTAAATGATTATACTAAAGACTTAAAATTTTCAAGTAATAGTGCTAGAAAGTCATTTATGAATGATTTAAAAGAAAAAGAACTAAAATTTGAAGAAGATAAGTTAGTAGGATTTGATGATTTTGTAAATTCTTATAAAGAAACAGATCCTGATGCGTTTATAGAAGAAGATGATGGAGAACCAGCAGTAAAAGTGAACACAGGTGATTCACATAATGATAAAGGTGGTTCTGACGATGCTTTTGTAAATAAAATTATGGGATTAAACTAATAAGAAAGAAAGAAGGAAATAAAAATGAATCAAATAAGTTTATTTAAAAAATATATTGATAAATTAGATGAAGTTTACAAACAAGCTTCATTAACTGCAGATTTAGATGCAGATTCAACATTAGTACAAGCAGGAGCAAATGCTAATGAAATTATTATTCCTAAACTATCAATGGACGGATTAGGAAAATATGACAGAAATAGTGGTTATGTACAAGGAGATGTAACATTAACTAACGAAACTGTTAAATTCAATTATGAAAGAGGACGTAAGTTTGGTGTAGATAGAATGGATAATGCTGAAACTGCTGGAGTTGCATTTGGTAGATTATCTGCTGAATTCACAAGAACTAAAGCAGTACCTGAGGGAGATGCATTTACATTTGCTCAAATTGCTGGAACAGATGGAATTTCAACTACTACTGGAACTTATTCAACAGGAGCAGATTGGTTAAGTGCATTAGTAACAGCAAAAACAAAAATGGATAATGATGAAGTACCAACTGAAGGAAGAATTTTATATATTACATTTGATGGTTTAAATTCTATTCAAGCAGTAGATACTAATAAATCAAGAGAAGTATTAAATTCATTTAGCAAAATTGTAACAGTACCACAAACAAGATTTTATACAAAAATCAATTTAGCAGATGGAACAACTTCAGGACAAGAAGCAGGAGGATATGCAAAAGCAAGTGATGGTCAAGATATCAATTTCTTAATCGTTCATAAAGCAGCAGTAATCAAATATCCAAGAATTTTAGTAAATAAAATTGTAAGTCCAGATGACAACCAAACTGATGACAAATGGTTATTCTTCTATAGAGCTTATGGTTTAGTAGATGTATATGAAAATAAAGTAGCTGGTGTATACTTAAGTGCAAAAGCAGGTTCTGCATCAGTTTAGTAAAAAGTAAAGGGGGTCAACTATGATAAATTATGCTGATTATGAATTTTATTCAAATACATATAAAGGCTCATTATCAGGAGACCTCTTTAATTCTTTAATTGTAAAAGCAAGTCGAGAAATTGACACTTATGTGAATAGAGAAATTAAAGAAGTCGACTTGAATAATGAAAAAAATAATTTTGGTTATAAAATCAAATATACTACTTGTTTATTATTAGACTATTTAAATAATCAATATCAATCAAATGGAGCAATTCAAAGTATCTCAATAGATGGTGTAAGTAAAACTATGAAAAGTTCAAGCGACATAGAAAATGATAAAAGAAATATAATTAAAAACTTACCACAAGAACTAACGAGGTACTTATAATGGATTTTCCTAAGCAAGAAATAACACTATATCATAAAGATACAGATAATAAAGTCTATGTTAGATATTCATTAATAGCAAGTTTTAGAAATACATCAATACAAAATCGTAACAGAACAGGAGTTAGTTCAACAGATAAAGCATTAATAAGAGTATTTGCTAGAGATTGTAATTTAGATACTTATGAAGTAGAAAAAGGAGATTTAATAGTAAATAAAAGAGTTAATGATGAAATAAGTTATGATAAAGGATTAACAGAGTTACGAAATAAATATGGTGAATCAAACACTTATAAAATAAATAGTGTAGATAGATTTGTTTTTTCAGAAGAACTAGATCACATCAAATTAGGGGCAATATAATGACCACTAAAGTTGAATTTAAACCAGTAGCACCAAGTGTATTATTAAATAGACTAGGACTACAACAAAGAGGTCAAGTTCAAAAATACTTTGATACAATGGTTGCTAGAAATTTACAACCTTATGTTTCATATAAAAGTGGAACACAAGAAAAATCTATTCTTTATTCGTTGATAGCTGGTAGTGGTGAAGTACATATTGATGTACCTTATGCAGAAATACAGGCTTATTCAAAAAGAATTAAAAAAAGAGTTGGTAAAAGAGGAACAAGACCATTTGAAAGAATGGTAGCAGATCGTAAAGATTATATGTTAAACGAATTAGCAATCGAATGTAGGAGAGTGAGTGAATGAACAGAACAGATAGTATAACTCAAGCAATTAATGACTGGTTACTAACAAGACCATTAATAAGTGATAATTATGATATAGATATAGAAGAACTTCCAGATGGTACAAAAATGTTGGCATTGCAACGAAGCGGTGTGGAACTAATAAAAAGGTATTATCAAGGAAGAAAAGAAGAATATCAGTACATGCTATTTTTGAAAGAAGATAGTGAAGGAGATGAAACTAAAATTGCTAACTTTAATTGGTTAGATGATTTAGTAGATGATATATATAATCAAGTAGAAAATAGAAACTTCCCACAAATAGAGGGAAAACAAGTAACAAGTATGAGATGTGCTAATCAAATTACTTATGAAGTTAGTGAAGATGGAACAATAAGTAATTATGCAGTACAATTATATTTTACAATAACAAGTTTTTAAAGGAGGAATAAAACATGGAAAAAGAAATCATGGCTTATGATGAAGCTAGATATATTGATGTTGCTGGTTATGGTGCTAGTACAACAGACATTCAACTTTTAAATGTTGGTTTCAATAAATTTGATGAAAAGTCAAATCCAATTGAAAAATCAACTCAATATGTTGGAGATAAATCAAAAACAAATAAAGTAACAGGATATGACAATCAATTTGATATTGATTTTGATAGAATTAAAAATGATAAAGTAAATGATTATTGTTATGATATATTTTTAAACAGAAAAACTGGAACTGATGCTGAAACTTATTTATATTTAGTAGATTTAGCAGATTCAACTGCTCAAAATACATATAGTGCAAGAAAGATTAGAGTATCAACAGTAATTGAGTCTGCTACTAACAATCCAGGAGAAAGCAAATTATGTAGTGGTTCATTAAAAGGTGTTGGAGATTTCGTATATGGAACATTTAACACTTCAACAAAAACATTTACAGAAACAATATAATTAAAGATAGTATTAAAACATATTAATTAAAGTCATAAATGGAGGAAAAAATGAGAATAGGTTATGAGAATACTGATAAGAAAATAGAAATAGAGATTTATGGATTAAAATTTGAAATAAAAAATGTAGAAAAAATAAAAGATTATGAAAATGTTGAAGATGATGATTTGAATGGATTAGAAAAAGTGATAGAAACTCTTTTAGGAGAAAATTCTATAAATAAATTAAACGAACAAAGAAAAAAAGATGGATATGAAAAAATAGATAGTACTGTTGCATTAAATATATTAATTGGAATAAGTCAAACATATATGAATGAATATACTAATAACATAATGCAACCACTAGAAAAGAATGTAGATAGAATAAATAATTTTAATAGAAAAGCAAAAAGATATAATAACAGAAATAATAGAGGAAGATATGGCAGATATTAATATGTTTCAAAAACTACCTTATTATGTATATTTACAAGGAAAAAAATATAAAATAAATGTAGATTTTAGGCATATTATACAAATCGAGAAAAAAATTAAGGATAGAAGTGTAACTGATACAGAAAAAATATGCTGGTGTCTAGAACATTTCTATCCCTTTTTTTATAAAAAGAGTAGATATATAATTTATACAAATCCTAAACTCTTTAAAGAAGCATTTGAGAAGTTTAAATGGTTCTATAAGTGTGGTAGAGAAGATTATCATAAACAAAGTTCTGGAGGGCAAAATAACGGTTCTAGGGACTTATTAAGTTATGAATATGATGATGAATATATTTGGGGTGCTTTTAATCAAAATTTTTACAATGATGATGGAAAACCTGTAGATTTAACAAAAGATAAAATTCATTGGTGGAAGTTTAAAGCAATGTTAAAATCACTTTATAAAACTAGAATAAATGAAATACAAAGTTATCGTAGTTATACTGGTGATGATAAAGAAATGAAAGAATTAAAGAGTTTTTGGGAACTTCCTTTAGACAAAGAGGAACAAGAAAGGCTTGATAAATTGTATGATATGTTGAAATAGAAAGGAAATAATATGGCAGTAGCAGGAACATTAACATATAAAACAGAATTAGATACAAGTGGCATTCAAAAAAGTGGTAGTACAGTAAAATCTATTATAGCTGGCTTAGGAATAACTAAATTAATATCATCTGCTATGAATACAATAAAAAATTCAACTGATGATGCTATAAAAAGAGTTGATACATTAAACAACTTTCCTAAGGTTATGAAAAGTTTAGGAATATCAAGTAAAGATGCCGATAAATCAATAAAAACATTAAGTGATAAATTATCTGGACTTCCAACAACTCTAGACCAAGGAGCAAGTGCTGTTCAAAGATTTACTGCATTTAATGGTGATGTAAAAAAATCAACAGACATATTTTTAGCAGTTAATAATGCAATATTGGCTGGTGGTGCAAATGCTGAAGCACAAGCGTCAGCGATGGAGCAATTAACACAAGCATATACAAAAGGAAAACCTGAAGCTAATGATTGGAAAATTTTAATGCAGGCAATGCCAGCTCAATTAAAACAAGTAGCTAATACAATGGGTTATACATCAACAGCAATTGGTGGAGATTTCTATGAAGCATTGCAAAAAGGTGATGTGTCCATGGATGATTTTATGGGTACAATCGTACAACTTAATGAAAAAGGTGGAAAAGGATTTGATAGTTTCACAAAACAAGCAAAAGTAGGAACAGAAGGTATAGGGACATCAATAAAAGTAGCAAAAACTCAAGTTGTTAAAGGCATTGCTGATATAATAAAAGGATTAAACGATGGATTAGCACAAGCAAATCTACCAAGTATTAGTGAAATAATTTCAATGGTTGGTAAAAAAGCAAAAGAAGTATTAGATGTATTTGCAAAAAATTTACCAAATATTATAAAATTTATGAGTAATTTATATAAAACTATTGTTGATATTGCACCTTATTTAGTAACGATAGGTGCTATAATAGCAGCTTGGAAAGTAGGAAAAACAATTCAAAGCATTGTCCAAGGATTTCAAGCAGCAAAAGTTACCTTATCTTTATTTACGCTTGAAACAAATGGGGCTTCTATTGCAACAGGAGTTATGAATGGAACACTTAAATTAAGTGAGGGTTTAGTTGCTTTACTAACAGGAAAAATGACATTAGCTCAATTAGCACAAGCTGGTATGGCAAAAGCACAAGCAGTATTAAATGCAGTTATGTCTGCTAATCCTATTGCTTTAGTTGTAGTTGCAATAGTTGCGTTGATAGCAGCATTTGTTCTTTTATGGAATAAATCAGAAGCATTTAGAAATTTTTGGATTAATCTTTGGGATGGTATAAAAAATATCACAAGTAAAGCAATCGAAGGTATAAAAAACTTTTTTACAGGTATTATAGATTTTGTAAAAAATAATTGGAAAGGATTATTATTATTAATAGTTAATCCATTTGCTGGAGCTTTTAAATTACTTTATGATAATGTAGGAGGTTTTAGAAAATTTATAGATGATTTTGTTAAAAATGTTATTTCTTTCTTTCAACAATTACCTCAAAAAGTTGGAGAATTTATAAGAAATACAATAACATTTTTTGATGAATTACCAGAAAGAATTGGTTTCTTTATAGGTCAAGTTATAGGATATATGGTTAAATTTGGTATTGATGCATATAATTGGGTAACAACAGAAGTACCAAAAATTATTGAAGGAATTATTACTTTCTTTGAGGAATTACCTGGCAAAATTTGGAGTTTTTTAGTAGAAGTAACAACAAAAATTTATGAGTGGGGTAAAGAAATGGTTAACAAAGCCATTGAAATAGGAAGCAAATTTATAGAAAACACCATTCGATTTTATATAGAATTACCTGGCAAAATTTGGAATTTATTAAAAATGGTTGTTATTAATGTAATAAATTGGGGAAAAGATTTAGTAAGAAGAGGAAAAGAAGCTTCAATTAATTTATTTAATGCTATTGTAAATACTATCAAAAATTTGCCAAGTCAAATGTTCAATATTGGAAAAAATATTGTGCAAGGAATATGGAATGGTATTAATAATGCCAAAAATTGGATATTAAATAAAATTAAGGCATTTGGTCGATCAATAGTAAAAGGATTTCAAAGTGTATGGTCTATTCATTCACCATCAAGAGTTATGAAAGATGAAGTCGGTCAATGGTTACCAAAAGGTATAGCAGTAGGTATTGAAGCAAATACTGATAGTGTAGAAAATGCAATGAAAGATATGTATAAAGAGATGGATAGAACGATAAAAATGGAAAACAATAAATTAAATATTGATGCTATAAGTGGAAATATATATAATAAATCATTCTATCAAACACCAGTATCAATAGACTTGAATGCAAATGTTGAGATGGATAGTCAAAAAGTAGGTAGATTAGTTACACCAAGTGTTACAAAAACTATTAAAAATGGTGGTGGTATTTAATGATAAGATTAAAAATATTAAATTCTTATTACAAAATCATTGATGGATATACAATTAATGAATCTAGTAGAGAAGTAAAGTTTAGTAATATAAAAATAGATTTTACTAATAAGACAATTGCAGATTTACCAAGAAAATATCAAGAAGTTCAAGTTGTTGATATAGACCAAAATGACAATATTGAAATAAAATTTACAGGATATATCTGCAACTTTGTCTTACCTAAAATGAAAAATAAAAATGAATATAGAGAGTTAGAGTTAGAATTATTAACACCTTTAGCAATGACAACAATAAGAACTGCTGATGCGGTTGGAACTTATGATTTAAAAACTTTAATAAAAGAATTAATAAGACCTTTGATTTCTGATGGATTTGTTCTTAAAGCACTAAACGTAGGAGAAAATCAAATAACAGTTAATTTTCTTAACGAAACAATAGAAAGTTCTTTAAATAAATTATCAAATAAATATAATCTTTGGTGGTATATAGATGAAAATAAAAATATCTATATAAATGAAATAAATTATTTAATGAGTTTAAAACCAAAATTAACATATGATGACGATAATAAAATTAACGGGCTTATTGATTTAATACCAAGCATCGACGCAACAGATTATTGCAATGTAGTTAATTTTACAAATGTTAGATTATATGTTAAATCATATTACGATACAGAAGAAAGCGAAGGTTATTATCCACTTTTTAGTCCAAGAACAATAAAAAATGGAGATGAAATAGTATTTAATCAACCTTTTGATATATCAGAAAAAGCAGCATACACTTCAAGTGAAGATTCTTATTATAGTGTTAAAAATGTACTCTATGTGTCTGGTAAGAAAAATAATTCAAATGAAGCAAGTTTGTTAATTTATGTTAGATACCTTGAAGGAAATTTGTTGTATGGTGATAATGTGACATTTAGTGATAGTTATTCAGAAGAAAATGAGTGGGTATTAGTAAGAGATTCTTTCTTTAAAAATTTAATCGTCGGTCTTAAATATAATGGTAATGATTCTATCGAAATTACAGGTATTAGTTCATACACTTCGCTTGTTTGGGCAAATATAAAAATACAAAATCAAGTAGAAATTAATAAAAGTAAAAACAAAATCAGCAATACAGGTATTGTTGAAAGAAAAATCGATATGAACGAACAGTGGAAAACATATAAGGAACTTATAAAAATAGCAGATTCTTATATAAAAACAGATCCATCAAAAGTAGATACAGTAAAAATAAAAGTAGATGAAAAAATAGATTTATCAATAGGAGATACAATAAAAATAGATAAAGAAGATTTTCTTATAAATGATTTGTATATAGTAACTGATAAAACATCTGTTTTAGAATCGAATTATTTTACTTGGG